GGGTTAAAAATGCGGTCTATTAAGCTCATATCATCCAGTCTGAATTAGTAATGTTACCTTTGATTAAATTGCCACCTTCTGCGGGCACAGGCAGGCCGTCTGCGACCATGGTACCGCTGGCTAGTTTCTCTAGCTGGCTCATCGCCCAGTCGCGCTCACGGGCATAGTCTTCTGGCACCTTGCGATAGGCATTGCGACGCACATAGTCAAACACGATGAGCTTGCTCAAAATCTTGACGATTAAATAATGCCGCGCAAAGCCTGTCGCGGCAAAAATCGCGTCTATGTCATAGCGGCCTTGCAGCTTGCTGCGTATAAGGCTTATGTTCTGAAGCTCTAATGCTTCAAGTATTGCGGGGATGTTCTCCTCGCTGCGCTCGGTGAGAATCTTTTCGAGAGCGACTGTCTCTAAGTCTGCCTGTGTGATAAATGTAAATGCCATTAGAATCGTCGTTTTGTTGGGTAACTGCCCATTCTTATTGTGTTGTTATTGCCCTGCCTGATGTGCCTGCTTAAATACTCGATGGCTTGCTGATCTGCATCGGGGCCGTCGTCTGGTGTGTTGTAGCCCGGTTCAATGCCTAGCAGTTGAGCAATGCCTTCTTGCGTGTCGTTGTGGGCTTTCAATGCCTCGTCATAAAAGCAGCGCCCATTTTGGTAATATACTTGCTGCATCAGGATGCGGTCATACTTCTTGGTTCTGGGCGTGTCTACTTTAATAAGGTTAAGGCTAATGCCTTGCTCTTGCTCTACCTCGCGTATGGTGCGGTCAACTTCTTCATTCCAGAACTGCGACTCATAGCGCCAGTGTATGCTTACCGTGGCGGGTAGGTTCTTTTGAACATCGCACATCCAGTAAAGGGCTGCGCGCATCTTGCTGCGCTTTACATAGTTGTTTAAGTTCCAGAAGTTGGTACCATGCAAGCCCCACACCTTTACGGCGTTAAAGTCGGCTGTGGGTGTGCCGGCATAGGCAATATCCCAATGCCCGCAAATCACTTCAAAATGGTTCATGGCTGGTCGCTTTCCCCATTGTATTTGCTCGTTGGTAAAGATTTTACCTTCCACATGTGGCTCATTGTTATACTCTGCCTTAGCCGCTAGAATGCCTATCTCTTGCTCGACCAGCCTAAAGTAGTCGGCATCATATTTTGATGCCCATGTAGGCGCATAGGTTACAGGATCATACGCATTCACCCGATGCACTTTCCACTTGGGGTGGCGTTTCTGTAGTTCTGTCTGAATCATGCGGGGTGCAAAACGGTTGTTTGCATAAAGCATGCGACGTCGGGGACCGTCCATAGTAGGTAATAAATCACGTTCTACCCACCGCACAATCTCGTCTTGGCGCTTGGGGTTCTTAACCAGATCCTTGGTCTCTACGTCATCCAGTATCACGATGTCTGGTCTTTGTGCCTGGACACGCAGTCCACGGACACTTTGCCCCATCCCAAGCGATTTACCTATAAGTCCGCCGCGTGTTCTAAAGTTACCCGCTTCCCACTGGCCGTCGAGCTTTTGCTCGCCGTAGTCGGCAATAATGCGCGGATTGGCTTCAAGCTCTGCCTGCAAGTCTTCTAGTAATGTACGTGCTTTATCGAGGTTGTTACCGATAAGCACCACATAGTTACACTCCCCATTTGCCCACAGGTAGAAGGGTAGAATCACATCACACCACACCGACTTTGCCAGGGCGCGTCCCCACTCGGCAAAGTGCTTACCTGTGGGGTCTTTAAGTACCGCTTTCGCGAAAGCGATATGAAAAGGTGCACTCTCCACCGTCGCATAGTGCGGGAAGTAATACTCCACAAAGGCTTTCGGGTCCTTTTTAAGCCGCGCGATGCGGTCGGTCTTTTCGGTCTTGCTTTCAGACGCGTTGACCATGCCGCTACTAGCGACAAGGCGCAGCTTCTCGCGGTACCTGTTTAACGCTATTTTGTCGGCTTGCCTCATTTAATAAAACGGTCGCTTATGCCTTTTAACGGCTTGTCCTGATACGTGGTATTAATCTTGTTGTTCCTGAAATCGTAGTGCAAATTCTGCACATATTTTGTGAACACCTTACCAGTTACGGTCTTTTTGAACCGCACCGGCTGCCCCACTTGCAGGTTAGCACCGTGAATGAGAAACACACGCCCTATCTCTAGTTGCCATTGCGGAATGCCAGCACGGTGGTAGGATAGCGACAGAATGATCGTGAACATCTTAACGATTAGTGCCAGTGCCCAGAACAAGCCATAGCACAGGCACAACGGTAGTGTGAGGCAGCGCGAGACGATGTCAAAGGGTTTGCGGGTCATGTTTTTAAACGCCCATAAATAAAGGTTTAAACGCTCTTTAATGGTGATTTTACGGCTCATTACTTGTACTTGCTTGAAATGTTAGAAAGGTGTTGCTCTTGAAACTCGATGAGCTGGGCAAAGAGCTTAGGCTCTTGTTTGTGTAAGGCATTAAAGATGTCGTCCATCACGTCGAGGTAAACACCCAGACTCACCCGGTGGCGCTCGTCGAGGTTCTCGAGGGTCTTGTTGTATTTGCTTATCTCGTCTGCAATGCTCGCGGCTTGCTTGCTTAGCGACAGGCTCTCTTCTTTGTCACCGTCTTGCTCTGCCTTTTTTGCCTTATCAAACAGGTCTAGGCGTTGCTGCGTGAGCTTGCCTATCACGTCTTTAAGGGCGTTGATTTGGTTCCGCGATCCATTGATGCGTGCCTCGCGTTCTGCCTTCCAGCCGTACTTGCTCACCCACTCGGTGATGGTCTTTTCGCTCACGTTGAGTAAGGAGGCAATCTCCTTCTGCTCCTTGAATTGCATGTAGAATTCTTTAGCGGCTCGGCGCTCTGTTGTCTTGGCCATAAATCTTTAATTACATGGCAAATTTGACCTGAATTAACCTTTTTAAAAAATAGCCTATCCATGCTTGTATCAAATCGTTACAAGGTTTGTATCAAATAGCTACAAGCTTGGAAGCCTTATTTTTTTAAGCTCAAAAAGCCCCGCATATTTGTCACCACAAACGCCGCAAAAGGCATCATTTAAAACAGGTTTATTTGAACACAAACAAGAACATATGGGCAACAGCAGCGAGCAGCAGACCGCTCACTATAGAAGCAGTATCTAAAGAAGGTCTTGCGCATATTTCTATTATTGGACAAATATCTAACTGGTCCGAAGCGAACAGCAGCCAAGTGCGCGCTGACATTGCAGCACTGGGTAAAAAACACACCACAGCCCAAGTCTACATTAATAGCGAGGGCGGTAGCTGTATCGAGGCAAATGAGATAGTAAACGTTCTACAAGATAACTTTGAAGACATTACAATTATAGGTGGCGCTATTGTTGCCAGTGCTGCGTCTTTTATATTTTGCTCATTCCCAAATAAGCTGAGCAAGAATAGCCAGGTGATGATACACGAGCCACGAGGCTACTATGCCGGCACCTTTAAGAATGTAAGCAAGCAGCTGAAGCTCCTCAAAGCATTAGAAGATGACTATGTGAGCGTTTATGCCACCAAAACAGGCAAAACCAAAGAGGACATCATTGCTCTATGGAACGATGGCGATCACTGGATGACGGCCAAAGAAGCCCTTGCAGACGGATTTGCCGATGCCATAGAAGGTGAAGAAACGATCACCACCGAAGACGCACAAATGATTACCGCCATGGGCTCGCCTTATCAGGTAAAAGCCACGGCACCAACAGCTAATTTTAAACCCAAGAATATGAATCAGGAAGTACTAGCCGTGTCTATCGGCTTACCTAAAGATGCTACCGAGTCACAGATCACTGCAAAGATTGCAGAAATTAAGACCACAGCAGACACTGCCGCGACGCTAAAAGCACAGCTAGAGCAGCAAAGTAGATCGCAAAAAGCCGCGAGCATTAAAGCCCTGCTTGATCAAGCAGAGCTAGATAAGAAAATCACTCCAGAAGTGCGTGCAAGCTATGAGAAACTTGCAGAAAGCGACATCGACAGCGTTAAGGCTATCGTTGATGGACTGCCAAAGATCACACCTATTTCTGCCCAGATGCAGACAGGCAGTCAAGGTGTTCCAGGTGCGGGAGCAGATTTTAAATATGAATCTTACGAGGCTTGTCTAGAAGCAAACGATGCAAAAGCATTTGAGGCCTATATGCAGGACCAACCACAAAAAGCCCAGGCATTGCTTGACGCTTATTACACAAACTAAAAAAAGAGAAAAGCAATGAAAAAATCATTCAAATTAGTATTAGGCCTATTTATGGCACTCGTGGCACTTTTTGCCATGGCATTACCCGACACTGGCTTTGTGGCCAATGCAATAACAGATAGTGGACTTGATGTCCCTATGAAAATCTTACCTGTTGCTGCAGTAGCAAAAAATGAGCTGCGCGAGCGCGAATTGATTAAGAAATTCCGCCATGAGGGAACGTGGTTGTCTCGCATCCCTAGCAAAAACAACTGGGTGAACAACGACACCATAAGGTTGAACGAAATGGGCGCAGACCCAGCCGTGTTAATTAACAACACGACTTACCCCATTCCGGTAAACGAGCGCACCGATGCGAGCCAAGCAATCTCCTTATTTAAGTACGATACCGAAAACACCAAAGTAAGCGACGACGAGCTTTATGGCTTGCCATATGACAAGATAGGCAGCGTGCAAATGCAGCACCGTGAGGTTCTTGAAGAGCGCACTAGAGAGCATGCATTACACTCACTTGCACCTGCTGAAAATACTGCAAACACGCCTATTATAGAAACTAGCGGTGAGCTGGTAGCTGGTCGCAGACGTTTGATTTATGCAGACTTGGTCAACTTAAAGACCAAAATGGACAAGTTAAAGATACCTGCTGCAGGCCGCATCTTGGTCTTAAGCACCACGCATTTAGCTGACCTCTTACTGGAGGACAAGGCACTACAAGTGCAGCTGCACAACCACACCAATGGGTTGTTGTCAAAAAGCTACTGTGGTTTTGAGTTGTATGAAGATGTCTACAGCCCCAAATATGTAGCCGCTACCAAGGTAAAGATACCATTTGGCGCAGCGACTGCGGGTCTAGAAGCCTCTATCGTGTTCCACACCGGAACGACTGCACAAGCCCGTGGTTCTGTAACTGCATACACCCAGCGTGCGGCAGACAACCCGACCATGAGAGAGACTGTGCTTGGTTTCCGTCTTTGGTTCCTTGCCATACCATTACGAGATTTAGGACAAGCGGCTATAGTAGATGCTACTTCATAACAACGTATGACGTTGTAGTTGGCGGGCTCGCCTATTGCAGGCAGCTCGCTCACCTACGGGTGAACAATTAACACAAAAACAAGATGGTTACAAGCGCACAATGTATCAAGAAGTATGGAGAGCCTACCCCAGCAATGGAGCGTAAGCACATGATACTTTGGGACATTCCTGCAGATATTAATGCAGCGATACCAGCACTGCCTAACAGGCTTTACTGCAACAAAGACATCGTTGCACCATTAGAGCAAGCCTTTAGGAATATTATAGACCGTGGTCTAGAAGACGAGGTCGAGAGTTGGGACGGGTGTTTTAACATCCGCAACAAGCGTGGTTTAAAATCGTGGTCCTTACATGCCTGGGCAATAGCCGTAGACATTAATGCAGCTCGCAACGGGCTGGGTAAAAAGCCCACCATGAGTAAAGAGCTTGTCGCATGTTTTACCGATGCTGGCTTTGACTGGGGCGGTAAATGGCGACGACCAGACGGCATGCACTTTCAACTATCAAAGATATGAGAGCAGTGGTATCCATTTTATTGGTGTTGATATTAAGCAGCTGTGGCGCAAGAAAGCCGCGACTGGTTTCAACCGATAGAGTGATTAAAGATAGTGTTATTGTCACTAAACGTTATGAAACCTATTATGACACGGTAAGCATTGCTGCAGATAGTGTGAAGCTTACCACACCCATAGAAAAGTTAAATGAAACCCCGATAACACTTACAAGCCCTAGTGGCAGGTCTCGTGTTTCGCTTTCGCGAAAGGGTAATCAAATCACCGGCACGTCTCATTGCAACGAGCTAGAAGAGCTTGTTGCCATGCAGCGTGAGATCATCGATAGCCAGCGGTTTAGAATCGATGAATTAAAAGAAGTAAAAGAAGTAACCGTTGACAAAGTGCCATTCTTGTATCAAGTAGGCATGATCATATCATTAGTGAGCAATTTCTTACTGCTGATTGCAGTGGTTTTTTTGCTCTTTAAATCAAATATTAAAAGACCATTTTTATGAGCACAAAAAAATATATCACCAGCGATGAGCAAGTGTTTACTAGCAAAAATTACGCTATACTTCATTCCAACACTTTAGGCAATAAACTTGTCAAAGAGATAGGCGAAGACCAGGAAGCAACAGCAGATCAAACAAAGGTAAAACCATTACTTACCAATGCTAAAGAAATCATCGATTTCATTACTGACTGCGAAGACCTCGATTTGATCGAGCAATACAAGCAGGCCGAGCTTGACAAAAACAAGCCTAGAGTGTCGGTATTAGACACCATCGAAGCACGAACTGAAGACATCACCAAAGAAGCATAAAACATGGATCCATTTAACGGAACAACAATAAACAAGCTCGATGGCGGGCTAGGCCGCAAGGCTGCAAATCTTGACAACGTGTCATTGCTTGTCATTGAAAGCACAGTGCCTGCTACAGATCTAGCCATAGGCACAGCCAAAGAGGTTATCGACCTTAAAGCCGCAGAGCAGCTAGGCATTAATGCCAGCTTTGACGACACCAACAACTTGTTGGCACACCACCACATAAGCGAGGTGTTTAGAATCAATCCAGATGCCAAGCTTTATGTGCTTTTTACTGATGGCGTTACCCGCAATGCTACGATAGTCGAGGCGGTGAGAACATTTCCAGACATTAAGCTGATAGCCTATGCAAATCACGTAATTATCACACCTGTAGCTATTGCAACACAAGTAGCAGATTTTCAAACAAAGGTGGTAGATGTTTTAGCAACAGATAAAATGCTTATAGACGTGGTGATCATCGAGAGCGACATGATAGACGATGCTACCGCTATAAGCGCCTACCCAGACTTGCGCGCTCTTGCAGCACCTAATGTGGCTGTGTGTATTGCACAAGACACCACCGTTGCCGCATCTAATGCAGCATTTGCAAACTATGCCGCCATAGGTAGTGCCCTGGGCGCATTGAGCAGACGTAGTGTTAATGAAAACTTAGGCTCGGTAGATGTGAACAACAAGCCTGCATATGCAAAAGGCTTGAATTACTTCTCGCTTACCGATGTGAACACAGGCAGGTGGTTAAACACTTCTCTACAGTCAGGTAGAACTTTTGCATCGCTCACCAATGCAGAGCGCACAGAGCTGAACGAGAAAGGCTACATCTTTGCGGGCAACTATGCAGGCTTTGTTGGCTTTTACTTTAGCAACAGCCCCGTGTGTACAGCCGCTACCAGCGACTATGCTTACATTGAAAACAACCGCGTTTGGAACAAAGCAGCAAGAGGCATACGCCAGGCATTATTGCCACGCGTTAAACGCAACTTGCTAAAAGACCCAGCCACAGGGTTTATAAAGCAAAGCGAGGTTAAAGAGCTCGAGCAGCTGGCACTCGTTCCTTTACAGGACATGATCACTGCAGAGGAGATAAGCGGTGCGGTGGTGTACATCAACCCAGCACAATCGCTGGTAGACGAGACGCCGTTGCAGGTGTCTGGTAAAATTCAGTATAACGGCATCATTTTCGAATTTAACTTCGATCTTGGTGGCACAACATCTATAAGCTAATGAGCACAGTAATCGTAAATAGCCTCGGCCAGATAGCCGGGTGGAACAATGTAACCGTGCGCGCTTTAGGGCGTGACTTTGTAGGCGTGTCCCGCGTGCAATATGGCGAGACCTATGAAGATGAGAACCTTTATGGCGCTGGCGACTATCCAATAGGCCATGGTAGAGGCAACGCGCTACCTACCGCAGCAATAGACTTGTATGAAGAAGAAGTACAGAAACTGCGAGAGCTATTGCCAGCTGGCAAGAGGCTGCGCGACATCGACCCTTTTCAAATCATTGTGACCTACCAGTACAAGGAGCGCACGGTGACAGACGTCATTATGGGCTGCCGTTTTACTGGGGCTAGTAAAGAAATCACACAAGGGCAAAAAGGTATCATTACCTCTTTCCCGCTATTGTGTACAGAAATAAGAGAAAACGTATAACACATGGAAACTACAACAAAAAGCGAGTACATAGGAAAAGCCACTAGCGATCAAATCGCGGTGTGGAAAAATAAGCACGGCAACGTGTTTGCCTTTGAGCAGGCAGATAAGAAAGACGAAAATAAGGTACACCTTACCTACGTCAAAAAGCCTAGCCTGCCCCAGGTGCAGAATGCGTTTAGATTTCTAAATGAGGACCCTATAAAGTCAGGGTTGATGTTATTGAGCGATTGCCGTTTAGGTGGTAGCGAGGTAACAGTAAACGACGACGAGTACAAGCTGGGCATTGCTAACAAAATGATCGGCTTGTTCAAGCCTGTGGTTGCAGACCTAAAGGAAGTTTAAGCGCTGCTCAGTTAAAGGGTGACGAGCTCGACGTAGAGCTGCGTAAAGGAAACGCGCTCATAAGAAGCGCGTTTCCTTTTTTAGACCCTGAGCAAATGGACACACATACCTGGTCACATCGCTATCACGAGGCGATGTACATTGAGGAGCGCAGAATAAAAGAATTATTAATCACACTACAAGCCCTAAAGGCACCACAATAGATGTCACAACAGAAGTCAGAATGGATATTGGAGCTCAAAGACCTCATGTCAAAAAAGGTCGAGGGCATCGATGACGAGGTCTTAAAGTTGCAAAAAGACTTTAAGAAGATGCTTGATGAGATTGAGACGCCCAAAACAGGCGGTCTTGATGACATAGGTTTAAGTGCAAAAGAAGCGGGTAGGGAGATAAGCAATGCCAGTAGTGAAGTAGCAGAATTATACGGGGCACTGCTTTCTGGTAACGCTGCAGGAGCTGCCAGTGCGATAAGCGGGCTCGCTAGTAACTTTGGTAATTTAACCAAGGCCGCATGGGCTTTTATAGCCACGCCCATAGGGGCTGCTATTGCTGCACTGGCGGCCATAGGACTAGCCACTAAGGAATGGGTAGAATTTAATCAAGAAGCCAAAGAGGCTAACATCTTAGTAAAAGCCATTACCAATGACCAGGACAGCGCATTGAGCG